GGGGCTCAGGCCCGGTAATTATACCGTGCCTGAGCGGAACGAGTTTCCCCGTTCTGCCATCATGAAGGTGGCGGGCGGCCGAACAATGACTCTAACGCAGCAAGGCGTTCAGAGAACATTGAAGGTGTAAATGGAACACTAGTAGGAACTGATGATTCGGGGCGAAGGCCCATGAAAGGAGGTGGTGGCGGACCCGCCATCCCACCTCCGCCTAGAGGCGGCGGTGGTGGTGGTGGCAGACCCATCCCTCCCTGACGGGCCGAGTCGGTCGCGGAACTTTCTAAGAACCAGACCGTTCCCCGAGGCAACGTATGTCGTTGGACCAGCTTCCCTATAGGGGCAGATGGTCTGAGGAAACCCCCACTGGGGCACGCAAGGGATCGCCGGAGATTCCGGGAGACTTGGAGGATCGAGGGGGAGTGGGATTCCACAAGGGCTTTTCCATTAAGGGAAGCCCATAGGATTCCACCTCCCACCCGACTCTCGAAGACCTCCTCGAATAAACCGAGTTCCCGAGCATGCTTCAGCATGGGGTTCCGACACTTCCTCGTCAAGATGATGTCGGGGCGGTCCATGAACTTCTCGACCTCGTGGAGGGAGGCGGCGTAAGCGGGGGATGTGGACAGTGTCCACACCCTCCCTAACGTCGACTTCCTCTCACGGGATCGATAAAGATCGTGCCCGATCCGACTCATCCAGCGGCGGGAAGCAACGGCCCCGATCTTAGTTGTGAGTCCGGTGGATTTCACCAGACCGCCGCCGCCAAACACCCGAGGGAGGTACGGAGGAATGCCCGCTGACGCAAGTTTCCGGGGTAAACCCGGGAACATCCGTCGAAGGACCCTCGATACCGCCCCAAAGGCGTTTGAATCAGCAGCGACCGAAGAAGCAGCTGGTCCCACCGTGAACCAATCCGGTAAGGACTGGACAGGGTTCCCCACCGTACGGGTGGGGGCCCGAACAGCCCACCGAAGTGGAATTGCGGAAGACCAGCGACCAAAACGGTACACAGTAACCGGTTCACCGTACCGCTGAGAAGCAGTACGATGTTCGAGCGAACCAGGATAGACATCCCGGATGCGACGACTCCAACGAGGCATCGCTCCGATGGTGTATAGCCGGGCCGCCCGGATACCAGTTATGCCCTTTCCTCCCATTCGGCAGGAGAAGGCACTAGATCGGGAGAACACGTAGCCCTTCAAAGATGGCTCAGAGCGAACCCGGACCTTCATCTTCACGGGTTTAACCGTGAAGACCTTTTCAGTGAAGATCCCCCAAGTCTTCGACTCGAGGTGCTTCCCCGCTGAAAACTGGGCTCCGCAGTCTACGGCAATCTGATTGTAGAGGGCGATCCTTTCGGGTCGCCACCAAGCAATCAGGTCGTCGCCACAAATTCTGAAGGACTCCCCGAGGACAAACCCGCGCGAATGATTAGGACGCGCGGGGGCCCAATCGGAGAGTTCCACCCAGAACAGGTGGATTAGACATAGCAGAGGCCAGGTCGTCGGGAGTCCCATAAGGATTCCCTGACGAACGGTCACTTCACTACCGTCAGGGTAGTGAAGGTGATAGGGTCCGAGGACGAGGTCGAAAACGTCCGCAAGGGACGTTCCCGGAGGACGTCGATCAGGATCCGAGAAGATGCCCCGCAAAATGGCTTTCACCAAGTCATGGGGTATCCGGTCAGATGCTGACGTCAAGTCCGCGGAAAGGAGACGACCATCTGGCCTTAACAGGCCGAAGTCGCCATCCATAGTTTCGACAGCTCGTCTATGATCGCCTCCAATCACGTCAACCAGAGCCGGGTGTCGCCTGATCCCCTGGAGGAGGTAACGGCGGAATTGATGACCGAACGTCACGCGCGATGCGCTGTGCGTGGTCACAATCCTCGCCTTGAACCCCCTCTCAGGGACCACAGCGACCCGGGCCTCGAGAGACTGATTGGTGGACTTCAACTCTCCGCGATAGCGGAAAGTGGAGTACCAAGAGGCGCGGATTCGAGAGAATCCACGCTCCTTTGCCAACTCGAGATCATCAGGGTCTGCCGAAGGCGCCGCGGGATCGTACCCGACAAAGCCTTTCCTAAACGACTGCAGTAGACCGCCTTGCGCACGGGAGTACTCCATACAGGAGGACTCCTGCACCGCAATGGGATAAATCCGGAATTTCCGGGGCAGGTTATCATCTGCCCAGGATTTCGCGAATTGTTCCGCGGCTACGAGGTAGTTAGGATGGCACTCAGCGGGGATGGACAGAGTGGCGGCATGTGAGGCGAGAGCACGACGCTCAACGTCTGGACTCCCATAAGGGAGAGCCCGGCCGATGAACGTCAGCTGCATCGCCCTCTCCGGAGAGGTCCAACCTAGGACCCCGACCAGTCCCCATAAGGAACTGGACGGGATCCGGGTGGACCCTTCGAAGATCACACGCCGCAAATCTGCACACTCCTGCTTGAGGTCGGAGACGACCGATTCGCCTCGGCAGACCACACCTACTAGCAGTCGACGACCCATACGGTAGACTTTTGCAAGGCGAGCTCTTGCCGGCCGATCTGTCACCGAGAAGGAAGGAAACTTCCGACCCGTGCAGACGGCCGCGCAGATCGCGCGCCAGCAATCGTCCGCCAAACGGAGACGACGGCGGAACTCGCGGGAGCCAAGCTCCTCGAGTCCACGTCGTAACGCCGCTCGGGTCGACGACCATTTACACCCAACACTGCGAGCACGCTCCTCAGGTAAACTGAGGACGCACCTGTAGCGTCGGTCTAGGTCGGTTGCACGTGAAACACGGGCAACTGGCCTAGGGGCAGATGCACCACAGGCTTGCAAGAGGTCCATTGGGAAATGGACTTCTCGCTGTGTTTTCACATTAACCTTGTGATGCATGGCCCC